CTCTTCCGCGAAAATCATTTGATTCGCCGTAATTCAAGATTGTGCAAACTCCGGTGTATTGGTTACGTCGGAGTGTCAGTTAGAAGTGTCACTTACAAGTAACCATGCGTTGCATTGGTGAAACGGCCAGCGGGACTCGGTGCCGGAACACCCCGATGAAGGGGTGGACGGTGTGCGTTGCGCATGCTCGAGGACACCGGCCGATCAAGGCCACCAAATCTACACTGACCGTAGTAAAAGGCGGCCGCAATGCTACGGGCACAGTAGTAAATCCCGGCCGTGTCGGCAGGCCCCGGCGCACGCCCGCGCCTGTGGCCGCCCCTGTGGCGCCTGACGCCCTCGCGTGGCTCGACGGGGCCTCGTACACCCTCGAGGCATTCGCGCGGTTCTGTGAGTCCCTGTCGCTCGAGAGTGGCCGCCCGATGGTGCTCGAGGACTTCCAATGGGCCATGTTGTCTGACCACTTCAGTGGCGCCGTCGAAACGCTCATCATCATCCCGAAGAAGAACGGCAAGTCCACACTGTTGGCCGCCCTCGGCCTCTTCCACCTCTGTGTGACCACAGACGCCGAGTGTGTGATTGGTGCGGCCTCGCGCGACCAAGCCACCATCCTCTATGACCAAGCGTGGGGATTCTGGCGCCGGTGTGAGCCACTGCGGCGCCGGGTGGACGTGAAGCGTGGCTACCGCGAGATTCGGTCCACTCGAGACTCGGGCCGTATCCGGGTCCTGGCCGCCGACGTAGACACCGCCGATGGTGTGATCCCCACGCTGGCCCTGGCTGACGAGCTACACCGCCACAAGTCCATGGGCCTGTATGGCATCTTCAGGGACGGCCTCGGGCCTCGAGCCGGGCGCATGGTGTCCATCTCCACCGCGGGTGACCACGAGGCGTCACCGCTGGGGATGATGCGACAGGCGGCCTTGTCACTCCCTGATATCAACCGTGACGGTGCCCATGTGAGGTGCGCTACGCAGGATGGTGCATACGTCATGCACGAGTGGGCGTTGGCGCGCGACGATGACCGCGATGACATGGCCGTGGTCAAGCGCGCCAACCCCGCCTCGTGGCAGACCCCCGCGGCGCTGGCCCGGCGTCACTCGAGCCCGAGCATGGTCGATTGGCAGTGGGCGCGGTTTGCCTGTGGCGTGTGGGTGGCCGCCGAGGAATGGTGGGTGTCCGGTGAAGAGTGGCACGGCCTGGCCTCGAGTGACAGGTTTGACGATGGTGACATGATTACCATTGGCTTTGACGGTTCGCGCACCGGTGACTCCACGGTGCTCATGGGGTGCCGGGTGGACGACGGGCTGTTACAGGTGCTCGGCGTGTGGGAGAGTCCTGAAGGCGGCATACCGTGGGAGGTCCCGGTGGATCAAGTGGATGCCACGCTGGCTGACACCATGGAACGGTTCCGGGTGGTGCGCGGTTACTTTGACCCGCCGTTGTGGCGGTCAGAGATTGAGGGGTGGGCGCGGGAGTTCGGTGACAACGCCGTGCGCAAGTTCGACACCACCAAGGTCCGCATGGTGGGCGCCGTCGAACGGTTCCGCACCGATGTGACAGCGCGCACCTTGCACTATGCCGGTAGTGAAGTCCTCACCCGGCATGTCCTCAACGCACAGGTCAAAGAGGCTCGAGGTGGTGGGTACTGGCTCAGTAAGGAACGGCCGGGCTCACCGCAACGCATTGATGCGGCCATTGCCGCTGTGCTCGCGTATGAGGCCCGTGCGGACGCCCTGGCGGCAGGCGAGACAGTCAGGCGGTCCCGGGTGCCAGTCTCATGGTGACGACCGTAGGAGGGCTCACAGAGGCTCAGGGGATACGCACGCCCGACCAATGGCGTGACACCTTGCTCGAGGCCCTGGCCCGGCGTATGCCCGAGTTTCAAAAGACCACGGCGTACTACAACGGTGAACACCGCATGGCCTTCACCACGGCACAGTTCCGACAGGTGTTCGGCAACCTGTTCAGTGCACTGGCTGACAATTGGTGTGACCTCATTGTGGACGCCTCGGCCGAACGCCTCAAGGTGGAGGGGTTCCGGTTCGGTGACGAGCCGTCCGACACCGCCGCGTGGGAGATATGGCAACGCAACGGCCTCGACGCCGAGTCCGACATGGCCCACACCGACGCCATCAAAACCGGCACCACCTACGCCCTCGTGGGGCCGGATGACCATGACGGTAAGGCCCTCATCCAGATTGAGCCGGGTGACAAGGCGATTGTGGCGGTTGACCCCGCCATGGGCCGCCGTCGCCTCGCTGGCCTGCGCACGTGGTGTGACGAGTGGGGAGTGGAACATGCGGCGGTGTACACACCCGAGAGTGTCACTTGGTGGACCAAGGAAGGTGACAGTGACACTGCCAAGTGGAACGAGGCACCCGGAAGTGGCACTAATCCACTCGGTGTTGTGCCACTTATCCCGCTGGCCAATGCACCCACCCTCAGTGATCGCCTCGGGCGTAGTGACATTTCTCGAGTCATCCCGCTACAGAACGCGGTGAACAAGTTGGTGGGTGACATGATTGTGGCGTCAGAGTTCGCCGCCTATGCACAGCGGTGGGCCACCGGCATCGAGATACCCACCAACCCCGACACCGGTGAGCGCTACGCCGCACAGTTCCTCGGCGCCGCGGACCGGGTGTGGGCAGTGGAGAACGCCGACGCCAAGTTTGGCAACTTCGCGGTCAGTGACCTCACTACCTACGTGCGCTCGATTGAAATGCTTGTGCAACACGTGGCGGCACAGACCCGCACACCGCCTCACTACCTACTCGGCGCCATGGGGAGTTTCCCGAGTGGCGAGTCACTGAAGGCCACCGAGACAGGATTGGTGGCCAAGGTGCGGCGCAAGATGTTGTCATTCGGTGAGGGGTGGGAAGAGGCCATCCGCCTGGCGTTCATGGTGGAAGGTCAACAGGCCAAGGCCGAGATTGTGGACGCCGAGGTGATATGGGCCAATCCCGAGTCACGAGTGGTGGCCGAGACAGTGGACGCCGCAGTGAAGCTCGGCACCATCGGAGTGCCACGCCCGGCCCTGTGGGAGTTCGTCGGCGCGAGCCCCAAGCAGATTGAGCGGTGGAAGATTGACGGTGACCCGGAGACAGGTGCACCGTCCACCATCCGTGAGACAGTGGCGGTTGCCGCCACACCGGAACAGGCCCAACAGATAAGTGAGGGTGTCACGCCCACCGGTCCGCCTCCCGGCCCGGCGCCGACACCCCCTAACAGTGGAGGACGGCCCTAATGGCTGACGACCCAGAAACGACCACGGGCGCCGCGACGGCCTCGAGGTCCGAGCCCGGTAGCGGTGCGATGCCCGCCGGGAGTACCCCTGACGGTGCGACACCAACGGGTAATGGTGACAAGGGCGCGACGCCCGACGCGGGACTCAGTGACGCCGGTAAAGCGGCACTCGAAAGAGAGAGGGAAGCAAGGCGCGAAGCCGAGCGTAACCTCGCTCAATTGCGTGATCGAGTCAATGAGTTAGAAGATGCCGGTAAGTCCGAAGTGGAACGTGCACAGAATCAGGTGAAGCGTGCCACCGAGGATGCCCAACGTGCCGCCGCCAAGGTGGCCGAGCTTGAGAGTGAACTATCCCGGCGCGACCTCGACGCCCTCAAGGTGTCAGTGGCCGCCGAGAACGGTTTGCCGCCGAGCGTGGCCAAGCGGTTGCAGGGCAAGGACAAGCGTGAACTCACCGCCGACGCCAAGGCGTTGGCCGAAGAGTTGCAGAGTGGCACCCCCGTGGGGTCACTCGGGCTCGGGCGTGGTGGAGCCGCAACCGGCAGGACCCGCGGTGCTGACATGAATACAGCGATCCGTCAGGCGGCGGGCCGGTAGGTTCAGCTAGCGCGATGCACTGACACCCTCGGTGCCGACGCCCTTACTAAAGATAAGGGTGTAACAACCACATGTCGTTTAGCAACATCATTAGTCGCTCTGACGCGGCTGCGCTCATCCCTGAGGATGTGGCGCCCGACATTATCAAGCGGACCACAGAACAGAGTGCCGCACTGACACTGTTCCGGCACGTGGCAATGTCGCGTAACCAACAGCGTATGCCCGTCATGGCGGCCCTTCCTGTGGCCTACTTCGTGAACGGTGACACCGGGATCAAGCAGACGAGCGAGGCCGGGTGGACAAACAAGTACCTCAACGTAGAGGAAATCGCGGTCATCGTGCCGGTGCCGGAAGCGGTCCTTGACGATGCCGCGTTTGACATTTGGGGAGAGGTCCGGCCGTTCATTGCCGAGGCCATCGGCCGCACGCTTGACGCGGCCATCTTTTTTGGTGTCAACAAGCCTGCCACGTGGCCGAACGCCATTGTGGCCGACGCCACCACCAGTGGCAACGTGGTCACCGAGGGCACCGCGACTCCCGAACTCGGCGGGGTGGCAGGTGACATTTCTGACCTGTTCGCCACAGTGGAGGCGGACGGGTACGACGTGAACGGCCTGGTGGCCGCGCGCAAGTTCAAGGGCCTGTTGCGCAACGCCCGCGCCACCACAGGTGAATCACTCGGCGCCGCTGACGGCATCACTGCCAGTCAGGCGTACGGTGTCGATATCCAGTACCCCATGCGTGGTCTGTGGCCCACCGGTGCCGGTGCGGCGGAAATGATCGCGGGTGACTTCACACAGGGCATCCTCGGTATCCGCCAAGACCTCACGTGGAAGATTCTGGATCAGGCGGTGATTCAGGACAACGCGGGTGTCATTCAATACAACCTGGCACAACAGGACTCAGTGGCCATGCGAGTGGTCGCGCGGTATGCGTGGCAGGTCGCCGGGACGCCGACGCCGGAGAACATTGCCGGGGCGTACCCGTTCGGTGTCATGAAGGGAGCCTGACATGGCCGATGAGTTCACAGAGGGCGCAGTGGCCGACGAGCCCACCAAGACAACCGGCACCCTCGAGGAAGCCAACGCCGCCGGGTTCCTCGGCTCGGTGTTTGACCCCAACGATGACGAGGCGTACACCTTTGCGGGTGCCGCCTCGAGGATCGGGGCCAACCTCGAGAGTGCACCGGCGAGTGCCAGTACCTCGAGCGGTTCCACCTCGAGCAAGTCCAGCAAGGGGTCCTCGAGCACATGAGCCCCCTGCCGCCGGTCCCACCCGACACACACTCGTGGTCCGAGGCCGTGGCGGCGGGGTTCTACGGGGAACGGACGGACCCGTTCCCCGACACCCTGTACAAGCCGGGTGTACAAGCGGACCTCAGGCCGACCGTCACCTCAGTGGCACCCGCCAACGGACCCGAGGGCGGCGGCACCGCGGTCACCCTCACCGGCACGCTCATGTTCCACCCGGTGGTCACCATCGGGGGGCAGGGTGCCGCCGTCACCACCAAGGCGCCGGACGGCACCTCGGTGGTGTGCACCACGCCGCCGGGGGTGGGTGCCGTGGACGTGGTGGTGTCTACACAGGGTGGCAGTGTCACCAAGGCCGGGGCGTTCACCTATGACCCCCCGGTGACCGAGCCCGAGGCGCCCGAGGAACCGGGACCCGAGGAACCACCGCCTGACGAGTCATGAGCCAGACGCCCGAAGAGATTGCCGCAGAAGAGGCACGTGCCCGCCTGTGGCGTGCACAACAGACCCGGCGGGTGTACTTCCAGCGGGACCTATGGAAGTCACTGGCCGGGTCACGGGCGGCCATGCGCGCAATGCACAAGGCGTGGGAACCGCTCATCCTGGCACTGGCCGAGGCACAGGAACCGGCGTTCCCCGGTGACTGTGACCCGGCGGTTGATCCGATGGGGCAGAGCGAAACGGTGAACGTTGGCCTATGAGTGCTGAGCCTCCCATTGAGCCCACCGGCCCGGCCCTCGAGTGCACCGTGGACGATGTGGCCGCCATCATCCGCACCCGTACCAAGGACTCCAACGGCAATGAGATTGGCACCTTCAACGCTGACACTCGGCCGACTGCCGATCAGGTCACTTACACCATTGGCCAGCAAGTGGTCCTCATCCATCAAAGGGTGGGGTATGTGGGTGACGGTTGTGCAGACCTGGCGCGACAGTGCGTTGCGCTGGGTGCCGCGGCCGAGATTGAGCTTTCGTATTTCCCTGAGCAGTCACGCAGTGACCGCTCGATTTATCAGTTCCTCATTCAGCGCTACGAGGCGGCCATGGACGGACTCGTGGCCTGTGTCTCAGGAGACTTGCCTAACAGCGGGGGCGAGGGTGTGGAGTTCGCCTACCGCTATGGGTCACTGGATACCGCCTCGTCGGTGGTCGCACGGTACTACAACGGTGAGAATTGGCCCCCCGTGTTTGACCCGGCGCCACTCACACCCACACCAGTGGACATAGACGATGCCGACCGCGGCTAGCGAGCGGGCGCCGACATTCACCACCAACGCCGCGGCCCTCACCGCCAAGCTCAACCGCTCGGCGGGCAAGATCGAGGACCCGCGTGCACTGTTAGAACAGTGTCGGCGGATTCTCTCTGAACAAGAGAGCGAGGTCTGGGCCACCGATGGCGCCGCCCTCGAGGCGGCATGGAAGCAAGCGGTGCGCCCGGACCTCAAAACTAGCAGTGAACTACTTGTGGCGTCGGGCGCCCTGAAGGCGTCCATGAGTGACGCCGACGCCGGGCGCATCCGCGGCGCCACCCTGCGCATCAAGGTGAAACCGTACTACGGGTTCTTTCACCAGTTCGGTACCACCAAGATGGACGCCCGGCCGTTCAGTGGCATTAGTGACAGTTCCATGCGGCTCATCATGCAACGCTTTCAAGAGGCCACCGGTGAGGACTTGGGTGTATGAACCGGTCGCGGGACTGGCGGCCAGTGGCCATGGCCAGCCTCATCGTCCTCTGTACTGCCCTGTTGGGTGTCATCGTCGGGCTCATCATCCTCGGCAAGCGCGACGATGCGGTGCAAGATTCCATCACCGGGCTGGCCACCATCGGTGCCGGACTGAGTGGCGGGTTTGCCGGGTGGTTTGCCCGGGGCGCCGCGGGGCGGCAGGAGACAAGCGGGGATGAGTAGCACTCACCTACAGGCCGAGATTGGGCCGGTGCTCACCGGCGCCGACGTGGAGGCCGCCGTACTCAACACCCTCAGGGCGTGGCTACCGAGCTACCTGGCCGAAGGTGAACGGGCCAAGGGCCTCGAGCCCGGCGCCCTGCCCCTACCTCGAGGGTGGCTAGTCACCGGGCGTGACCTTCAGAAATACACCTCTGACCAATTGCCCTGCATTGTCGTCATGACCGGTGGTGTCATCCTCAAGCCACTCAAGCAGGGTTACCCCGGCGCCACCACCGCGGTGTTCAACGTGGACGTGGGCACCATCTTCAATGCGGCGTGGGGTTCCAAGTCTCGAGTGCACGCACAACTGTACGTCCGCATGATGGCGCTCACCCTCGTGCAACGCCCACTCGAGGGCCTGCCCTGTGCGGTGGACTTTGTGGGTGAGAACTATGACGAACTCGATTTCTCTGACACCCGCACCTACTCGGCGGCGGTAGCTGCATTCACCCTCGAGGTGGAGAACGTGTTGTGGGCGGCCGGTGGGCCACCCCCATACGTGACACCACCCGATGACCCGCTTGACCCGTTCGACCCCTGGACAACTGTGACAGAGGTGGATGTGTCGGTGGACAACACCTCACCCTAACGCGGAGGAACATGATGAGTAGACCCGGCGTGGAGGTTACTTCCTCCGCTTCAGCACCGGCCGCCGGTGTGCCCACTGACACGGGGGTGGGATTCCTCGTGAGTGAGTTTGCACAAGGCCCCACGGATCGCCCGACACGGGTGACCTCGCTCGATGAGTTGACCTCGACCTATGGCCCGCGCCTGGCCTCGTGGCCCTATGGCTATGACGGCGCCGATGTGTATTTCCATGAGGGCGGTGGCGCCCTGTACGTCCAGCGCATCACCGACAGTGACGCACAGGCGGCCAGCGGTGACCTCAGCGCGGTCACCGGCGCCGCGGCCACGGCCAAGGCGGCCAACGCCGGGGTGTGGGGTAATGACCTCGTGGTGGACGTGGTGGCCACGCCGGGCGGTAACGGCGTCGGCACCCGCTCGAGCAAGGGCAAGTCCAGCGGGCCGACACAGGCCAGCCTCTTGACTTATGACACCCTCGCCGCCGCCGGTGCCCACATGGCCACCGTGACGCTGGCCGGGTCCATCGTTCAGACCTCGGTGCCGATTGACACCGTGCAAGACCTCGTTGACTTCCTCAACAGTGGGGAGTACGTGGTGGTGTCGGCCGCGGCCAACCCTGCCGCAGAACTCACCGATGGCACGGCACCGTTCACCGGTGGTGTGGACGGCACAGTGCCCGCGAGTGGCGCCGACTCTCTGCCCAACGCCCTCGCGGCCATGGTCAAGGAACTCGGCCCCGGGCAGGTGTTCGTCCCGGGTCACTCGAGCGTGGAGGACCACGGCGCCATCCTCGCCCACTGCGCCGGTGCCAACCGGGTGGCGTTGCTCGACGGCGCCCGCACGGACGGGCCGCAGGAACTCACCGCCGGGGCCACCGTCCTGAGGGGTGCACAGGAGGACCGCTACGGGTCCCTGTGGGGGCCGTGGGCGGTCGCGCCGGGCCTGGCCCTAGGGACAAGCCGGGTGGTGCCGTGGAGCCCCGTACAAGCCGCCCTGTGCGCCCGGGTGGATCGGGCCGGGAATCCGAATCAGGCCGCGGCCGGACAGTGGGGCGAGTGTCAGTACATCACCGACCTCGATCAGACGTTCACCCCGGACGACTGTGAGGCCCTGTTGTACGCCGGTGTGAACACCGCACGCAATGTGTACGGGTCCATTCAGGCGTACGCCTTCCGCACCCTGGCCGATCCGGCCGGACCGCGGGCCGAGTGGCGCGAGTTGAATTGGTCGCGCCTCAATATGGCCCTCGTGGCCGAGGGCACCGCGGTGGCACAGGACTACGTGTTCTCACAGCTTGACGGGCGCGGGCACACCATCGCCGCGTTCGGCGGTGGGCTCACCGGTATCTGTGTCAAGTATTACGCCATGGATGCCCTCTTCGGGGATGACCCCACCGAGGCGTTCTCGGTGAACGTCGGGCCGCAGGTCAACACCATCGAAAAGCTCGCGGACGGGATTCTCTCCGCGGTCCTGTTGGTGCGCATGTCTCCACACGCCGAGCTTGTGCGGGTGGACATTGTGAAGGAATCAGTCACCGTCGCACTGGCGTAAGGAGGCAACATGTCACGCCAAGATCAGTATGACGTTACCGTGACCATTGACGGCCTCGGCGCCCTCGGCACGTTCGACACCTTCAAGGGTGGAGAGGTGGACTCAGACGAACAGAAGTATCGGCCGGGCGGCATGGCCGATCCGGTGTCGCTCGGCGGCGCCGTCACCATGGGCAATGTCACTGTGTCTCGAAACTACGTCCTCGAGCGCGATCACCCCATCATCCACCAATTGCTCAACGTGGTGGGCCGTGCTGCCATCACGGTGTCAAAGCAACCGCTGGACCTCAACAAAGTCCCGTACGGTCGGCCCCTTGTCTATCAGGGCAAGATCAAGACCGTCACCCCACCGGAACATGACAGTACCTCGAGCGATCCGGCCATGCTGGAAATCGAGTTCGTGCCGACAGGGACGGTGGGGTAAGTGCCACTCAATGACGCGCTTGACGAACTTGTCACCAGTTCGCCACCACTCGTTGCCCCACCAGCGGTGGCAGGTGACGAGCCCGAGCCCGAGCCCGAGAATGCCGCCCCGGGTTCGGTGCTCGCGGCACTGCGGGCGCGGGCCAAGCAGCTACGGGAGGAACAAACCGTGGTGCTCGACCTGCCCGGGTATGACGGGTACCTGTCGGCGCGGTACAAGGCGGTGTCACTCGGGCGCCTCTTTGCCAAGCGCAGCGATGCCACCACGCCGATCAACCCCGATTGGACGATGGCGGCTGACACCCTGGCCACCGCCCTTGTCGAACTATTCATGAGGGATGCGCCGGGCGGTGACCTACACCCACTGTTCACCGACCAACCGGCGCGGTACGACGATGACACCGTAAACGCTCTGAACCTTGTGGTGTCAGAGCGCTCGGCCCGCGCCGTCATCGTGGCCCTGTGTGGCGGTGGCGCCCTCGGGGAGTCACGGGTGTGGGCTCATTACATGGCCTACCAAGGCTGGCTCATGGCCGGTGTCGATGGTGACACCGCCGAGGAAGAGGCGGCCCGGGACGCAGTGGGGGAATACCGGCGCCACTGATTGACGCCCTCGCTGTGGCGGGGATCGCCGGTCTAGACGTGGCGCGCATCCTCGAGGCCGAGCCGGTGGAGCGGGAGTTGTGGCTACGGATCACCCGGCGCAGTGACTCCCTGTTGGCACAGATGGTGAAGGCACAGGCGGCGCACAACGCCGCCGCCATCTCACAACTGTTCAGACGTAGGTAATGGCAAACCAGAACCTAGACATTGTGGTCCGGGTCCGTGGAGGCACTGTGGCCTCCACGGAGATTCGTGGCGTGGGCAAGGCCGTGGGCAGTGTCGGCACTGAAACCGAGCAAACCACCAAGAAAACCTCAGGGCTCAGTAAGTCACTCAAGGGCCTGGCCACCGGCTTTGCGGTGTACAAGGGTTACCAGTGGATCAAGGGCGCGGTGGACGCCACCACCTCGCTGGCCAAGTCCACCGCGGGGCTGCAACGGATCACCGGCCTGGACACCACGCAGGCGGCCGGGTGGGTGTCAATGGCGCAGGAACGGGGCATTCAGTCAAAGCAACTGAACCAGTCATTCATCTCCCTGGCCAAGAACATTCAGAGTGCCGCCGCCGGTTCCAAAACCGGCAAGGCGGCATTCGCCCAACTAGGGCTCGACGCCTCCAACCTCAAGGTGCAGGACGCCCAAACGCAAATGGGCATGTTGGCCGATTCGTTCAAGGCCCTGCCGCCGGGAGTGGATAAGGCGTCACTGGCACAAAAGCTATTCGGCCGACAGGCACAGGCCATGTTGCCGATCCTCAATCAGAACGCGGGGTCACTGAACAAACAGATTGACGAGCTAGGTAAGTCCTCGGGCATGAATGACAAGAACGCCAAGTCCGCCATCAACTTGGTCAAGCAGCAACGGGAACTCGAGCACGCGATGATGGGGGTAAAGGTGGCAGTGGGTACGGCGCTCACACCCGTCCTCGTGGCCGCGACACAGGTACTCACCCCGCTGGCCGCGGGGTTCGCCAAGCTCATGCAGACCTCGCCTGCTTTCCGAGTGGCCATCTACGCCCTCGTGGGTGCACTGACCGCCATGTTGGTGGTGTCTCAGGCCCTCAAGCTCACCACCCTCGAACTCACCGCCGCGTGGCTACTCATCCCGGCGGCCATTGCCGCCATTGCGGTGGGGCTCATCTATCTCTACAAACACTGTGCGTGGTTCCGTGACGCGGTGAACGCTGCGTTCGGTGCCATCAAGGCGGCAGTGGTGGCGGTGTTCAATTGGATAAAGGCCAACTGGCCACTGTTACTAACCATCATGCTCGGCCCCATCGGAGCCGCCGCCGCCGCCATCATCACCCACTTTGGTGCCATCAAGAAAGCAGTGAGTGCCGCGTTCAACTGGATAAAGGGTGCAGTGGGCACGGTGGCGAGTGCCATCTCGAGCGGGCTGGGTGGCGCCTTTAGTGCGGTCAAGAGCGTGGTGGACGGAGTGGTCAGTGCCGTCACCACCCTGTTCAACACCATGAACAAAATCAAGAGTCTGCCGGGTAAGGCCCTCAACCTACTCACCTCAAACATCCCGTTCATCGGCGGGCATGCCGCGGGCGGCACCACCACTCAGAGCGGAGTGGCCCTCGTGGGTGAGGCCGGACCGGAACTCGTGGGCCTGCCTCGAGGCTCGACGGTCACCCCGAACCACGCCCTCGGCGGATTGTTCAGCGGCTCAGTGGTGGTGCCGGTGTACCTCGACACCCGGCAGATTGCCCTCGCCCTCGGTGACTTCACCGCCGGACAACAGGCGGCCCGGTAATGGCCACCAAGATCAAGGCACTGAACGCCGCCGCCGCGGCGCAGTACCCCAAAGAGAAACTGCCCTATGCCAAGTTGCCGCCGTCCAAGCAGAAGGGCGCCGGGTGGCTCACCGGTGGTCACACGGTGCGCATACAGGCGTGGGCGTTCAACCTCGAGGTCAAGGCCCTACTCGGCCCGGACGGTGGCAAGCTCACCGCCGGGCTCGGCGCATGGGAAGAGGTGGCGATACCTCGAGGTGACCCGTTCACACAGTGGCAGGGGCGCACCCTGTTCGGTATGGACCTTGACCTGTTGTTTGACGGGTGGAGTGCACAGCGCTCCGTTGAGCCCGACCTTGCCAAGCTCGAGCGCTTGGCCACGCGAGTACCCGGCACACTGGCGCCGACACAGGTGCGCATATGGGGGGCTATCCCCAAGCCGGGGCTCGCGTGGGTTATTGCCAGTCTGGACTACGGGGATGTGATCCGTGACCCGCGCACAGGCTCGAGGTTCCGCCAAGAGGTCACCCTCAAGCTCATGGAGTACCGCGAAGAGACACAAGTGGCGCAGCTACCTCGGGCGAAGGCCACCAAGAAACCGCCACAGAAGTACAAGGTCAAGCACGGTGACACGCTGAAGTCCATTGCCGCCAAGTACCTCGGCTCGAGTGGCAAGTGGCAACAGATAGCGAAAGCAAACAAGGGGCTGCGTGGGTTCACCATCCCCAAATCGTTCATCGGTAAAACGATCAAGATTCCACCCAAGTCGTAATGCCTGCCGCCAAGCGCAAGCCAAAGAAGGTGAAGGTGAAGGTGCCGGTACTGTCAACGGTCCGCCCGCCACAGGCGGACCTTGATGTGTCCTCCATCATCCTGTCCGGCCCCAAGCTCGCGGGCTCGCGGCAGATCACCCAACAGATACGGCAGGCGATCACCGGCGTCACCCTCGAGCAGACGATGGAGGGCGCCTCGACGTTGACCATTAGCGTCACCGATTGGTCCATGGCGCTCATGCGCTCACAACTGATTACCGGTTCGGTGACGGTGAAGTTCGACGCCATCGACTACACCCTCACCAAAGTGGCGCGGGCCGACACGGTAATGACCCTGACCTTTGAAGAGACAGCGGTGGCGTTGCTCCGTCTGTACTCCAAGCCGAAGAAGGCCGACCGCGCCAACACCACCCGGGCTCAGTTCGTCCGGTCCATGGTCCAAGAGGTGACACAGGCACGTATCCCGTTCCAGTGTCCCGAGGTCAACACCAAGCAGACCGTGGCCAAGCCAACCGCTAATGTCGCCCTCGCGGCCCGGACATGGCAAGCCTGACCGTCAAGGGACAACAGGCGTCGGCGGCGCAGGCACAGAACATTGTCCTGTTGTGCAAGATCGGCAAAGAGATGGGGTGCAACCGGTCACAACTGGCCGGGGCGCTGGCCACCATGATGCAGGAGTCAACCTGTATCAACATGACCGGTGGTGACCGTGACTCGGCGGGCCTGTTCCAACAGCGGCCCTCGGTCGGCTCGTGGGGCACGTATGCACAGGTGACCGATCCGGTGCACGCCATCAAGGCGTTCCTCACTCCGTACCTTCAATACTCGCGGCAGGGGTACGGCCCGATTGTCGCCTCTGACAAAGTGCAACGGTCGGCGTTCCCCTCGGCGCCACAACAGTGGTATGACGAGTCATGGAAAGACGTGGGCATTGTCACCGGGGGCAAGGACTTCACAGACGTAACGTTCGGGTCCCTCGGCGCCGGTGGCACCAACCCAACGGTGGTGCGCAACCTGCCGTATGAGTTCTCCCGCGGCTCACCCGACAAGCCTGAGAACTCGTGGGACTGTATGGGGCGCCTGGCCCAAGAGGTGAACTGGCAACGGTTCATGCGGGGCGGGTCACTGTGGTTTGTCAGTGAACAGTGGCTTGCCTCCCAACCGCCCAAGTTTCTTTTTGCCGTGGGCACTCGAGGCGTCATCAAGATTGATTTCAACGCCGACGCCCGGCGCAATGCCGCCGAGTGCACCGTCACCGCCCTGGCCAAACGGTGGTCCGTTCTCCCTGGTGACGTGGTGCGGGTGAGTGGCGAGGGTCCGGCCGATGGCCTGTGGATTGTCTCCCAGACACAGCGGTCCCTCGCCACCGACACCACCGACATTACCCTCAAGCGCCCGGCGCCCAAATTGCCTGAGCCCGCGCCACAGACAAGTTCATCCTCGGTCAGTGTCGCTGGTAACACCGCGCCCAACCTGTCGGGTTACAACCTCAAGGACGCACCGAACCAAGCCATGAAAGCGTACTGGCTGGCCGCGCGCATGTCCTCGTGGAACATTCCCTATGACAAGGGCCAACGTAACCTCGTGGCTCACCCGCCGAGTGCCGACTGTTCTAGCTCGGTGTCATGGGCACTGCTAAACGCAGGGTTCCCGTTGCCGGGCGGTGTGCAGGCGGGCGGGTGGGCGCCGGTCAGTGGACAGTTCGAGTCATGGGGCCAAGCCGGTGAGGGCAAGTACATGACGATTGAGTGCAACGCCGAGCACATCTGGATTCGCTGGCACGGCCTCGGGAATTACTGGCGCTTTGACACCTCGCCGTATGGCTCGGGCGGGTACGGCCCGCACATGCGCACCACGCCGCGGCCGACCACCGGATTCATCCAACGGCACTGGCCGAACCTATGACGCGCTGTAAGCCTCCCTACCGGCACCGCGGGCTCACCGGCCCTACCCCACAGGGGTGGGCGCCGCGTGGCCTTAGGCGGGCCGCTAGGGGCCTCTGCGGCGCAATCCTCGAGGGGGTCTGACCCATGGCAGAGAACGGCAAGCTACCGGCGTCGGACCTGGCCCCGATCTACAAGGGCCAGCTAGCCAAGGCACCGGCGGCCGGGTGGAACGCCATGAACGTGGAGGCGCGGTCCCTCGGGCTCGAGCTTCACCCCACCGGGTCAGACAGTTCCTACCGGTCCTATGACCGTCAGGTGTACTACTGGAACCTGTACCAATCGGGCAAGGGCAACCTCGCCGCCAAGCCGGGCACGAGTAACCACGGGTGGGGCACCGCGGTGGACATTGCCACCCAAGAGATGCGCTCGATGGTGGACAGGATCGGTGCTAAGTACGGATGGAGCAAATCGTGGAGTGACGCACCGAGCGAGTGGTGGCACTTGCTCTATCAGTCCGGCCACTACTCGGGGCCAGACCCCGGACCCGAGGGCAAGCCGACACCACCCAAGCCGCCACCCAATACCCGCGACCTGTACACCGTGGTCAAAGCGGACGGGCGCCTCGAGGTGTTCGTGGAGGATGACACCGGCACCGTGTGGCACACGTGGCAGACCGCGGTCAACGGTGGGTGGGCTCAGTCCTGGCAGAAGATGGGCACGCCGTAGTGCCACTGATTGACCAACTGTTTGAGGCCAAGGGCGCCGCGGCGTTCACCGGCGCACAGGTGTGGGAAGCGGTGGTGTCGGCCCTGAAGGGTGACGGTATCTACGTCGTCCTCCCGCGCTATTCCAACACCCTGCAATGGGGGCCGCTCATGCCCGCGGCCCTCGAGGCCCATGTGGGTGACCGCCTCGCGGTGGCGTTGTCTGACACCGGGCAGGCGTGGGCCGTGGGCGCGACGGGTGGCAGTGGTGGTGGTGAAGGTGGGGGGAACGTTGACGGTGGGTTCCCTGACTCGGTGTATGGCGGCACCTCAGCCATCGACGGCAACGGCGTGAATCGGTAATGGCACAAGTCATTCAGATGAGGCGAGGCACCGCGGCCGAGTGGACCGCGGCCAATCCTCTGTTGGCACAGGGCGAGATTGGTACCGAGCTTGACACCCACAAGTGGAAGTGCGGTGACGGGGTGCTCAGGTGGTCGGCCCTGCCCTACGTCACCGGCGGCCCTGGCCCTCAAGGCCCCAAGGGTGACCCCGGCGCCGATGGTGCCACCGGCCCGGCGGGCGCCGCCGGGCCTCAAGGTCCCAAGGGTGACACCGGGGCCGCCGGGGCTCAGGGCGCACAGGGCGCACAGGGCGTGCCCGGCACGCCGGGTGCCGCCGGGGCCAAGGGCGACACCGGCGCCACCGGTGCGCCGGGCGTCGGCGTGCCCGCGGGTGGCGGCACCGGTCAAGTGCTGGCCAAGAAAACGGCCACGGACTTTGACACCCAATGGGTAGCGCAGACGGGCGGCGGTGGCGCTGGTGTCGGCAACACTACGGCACGGGCGTGGATCAGCGCAGCGTTCTCCGTTCCGGCTGGCCAATTGGTGAAAGTGCCGCTGGACAGGGTGAGCTTCGATGCGGGCGGTAACTGGCAAGTCGCCAACAGTCGGTACGTCTGCCCCGCTGCCGGTTACTACAGCGTGGCGGGCGAGGTCAGTCTCGCCACCGTAGCGGGTGACACCCTCATCGCGTCGGTCTATGTCAACGGTGTTGAGCGCACCCGCGGGGATCGCCAACAGGTCGCGGCCGCACAGGCCAGTGTTGGAAATGTCAGTGTCGGCATTGCGGATATCGTCAAGTGCAACGCCGGGGATTACATCGAGTTGTGGGCATTTAGTGCCGGGACCGATGCCGTGCAGATCGGGGAGATTCTGACCTACCTGTCAGTGGTCAAGACCGATCAGGCCGGGCCGCAGGGGCCACCGGGCACGCCGGGCAACCTCGACATGTATGCACAGTCCACGTTGCGGCCCACCATGCCAATGGCGAGCGCGACATGGACGCTCATTACGTTGGTCAACACCGGCCTCACCATCACCAAGTCCGATGGCACTAACCCTGACTTTGTGGTCAACGCGGACGGCTCGCTCACCATCGTCAAGGCCGGGAACTACAGCATGGTGGCCTCGGTGGCCAACACCTCGGCACCGGCCGACAACACCGCGCAACTGTTTCTCATCATGCGCAAGAACGGCGCCACGCCGTCACCCATCGCGGGCGATCAGACCGTGGCCGAGTCCGTCCACGCCACCGGCACCAATGTCAATAACAACGCCACAGAGCTTTGTGTCACCGAGGTAGTGTGTGCGGCAGGCGACCGTATCGCGCTGTGGGGTTACCAGTCTCCCGCCACTGGACAGGGATGGCAGATATTTGACGTGAAGGTGTCGCGCATCGGCGCCGGACCCGCAGGGCCTGCCGGGTCACCCACCGCGGTGACCGCGGCTCGAGCCTTCCGCAACGCCGCTGGCCCGGCCGTGCCGGTGGGCACGTGGACCAAGGTGGCACTTGACAGCAAGACCCACGATGTAAGCAGCAATCTGTATGACAGTGCCAACGGGCGCTTTCTCATCCCCACGGCCGGGACGTACTCGGTCAAGGCGACCGCCACCGGCACCGTCAGTGTCACCGGCACGTACACCTATTTCCTCGCGGCGGTGTACAAGAACGGCACACTCATCATTGACCCGCAGAATTACCCTGCCGTGCAGTCGTACATTGCGTCACATGTCGCGGATGACATTGTGTGTGCCGCGGGTGACTACCTCGAGTTGTTCGTGTAT